GTTAGTGGTTATCAATTAAAAACTGCTAAACGATCTTTAAATATTTTATTTTCTGAATGGGGAAATAGAGGTCTTCATTATTGGGAAATTGCTAATAACAATATTACTTTAGTTGACAGTCAAGCGGTTTATACAATGTATCGNTCAACAGGGGATGGTACTTCAGATGCTACGGCTGTGTACGGAGTCGATAATGTTTTAGAAGCTAACTATAGAATTACTTCTACAAATGTTGATACTCCTATGACTGCAATTAGTAGATCTCAATATCAAGGTTTTTCTAATAAAACTGCGAAAGGAATTCCTACTCAATATTTTGTAGAAAGATTTATTGATAAAACTACNATCACTTTATATTTAACTCCTGGTGCTGCACAAGACGGGAATAAAATAAATTATTATTATGTAAAAAGAATTCAAGATGTAGGAGCTTACACAAATGCAACAGATGTACCATTTAGATTTGTTCCATGTATGTGTGCGGGACTATCTTATTATTTATCACAAAAAAACGCTCCTCAAAGAACACAAGAATTAAAATTATTATATGAGGATGAGTTGGCTAGAGCTGTAAAAGAGGATGCTGATATTACAAGNACATATATAGCACCCAAGGTNTACTTTCCTAACGCTTAATTATGACTACGTTTTCACAAGGTAGATGGGCTTTAATGATCTCCGATAGATCAGGGCTAGCATTTCCTTATCAAGAAATGGTTAGAGAATGGAATGGTGCATGGGTTCATTATACAGAGTTTGAACCTAAATCGCCTCAGTTAAGTCCTAAACCAACAAGTGCAGATCCTCAAGCTTTACAACATGCAAGACCAGCTAGAACTGAATTTGCAACTGAAGATTTTTTACCTAGTGATCCTTTTTCAACTGCTTCTAATACTACATTAACTTTTTCATTTCCATTTGGTGGATTGGCAGTTAATGATCAGGTAAGATTTACAGATGTTAAAGAGGCAGTAGGAGGAGTTTCAGTTCAACAATTAGAATTAAATACTACTTTAAATGGCGCCATTAACTCTACTGCAACAACTGTCACGTTAACCGATGCTTCCAGTTTCCCGACGAGTGGATATATTGTTATTAGAAAAGTTTTAACTACTTCCGATACCAGTGATCCTTTATTAGTTGGTACGCTGGCTAATGAAACAATTCAATATACTGGTAAATCCAGTAATGATTTAACAGGATGTACAAGAGGAACGGCTTCTCCTTATAGAGGAAATACACCTATCAATACTACAGCCGATTCTCATGTAACTGGATCGATAGTTTATGGATCTCATAAAATTGTTTCAAGAGTTGCGACTACTGTTAAACAAGCAGGAGTGCCTTCAACAGTAACCCAGTATAATAGCTTTACGTTGACTTTGCCTTCAGCTGCCAGTACAACTGAAACAGGAGGCGGGATTAATTGCGTCGTAGGACCGGTTAATCAAAGGAGAGCATAATGATTATTAGATTTTTAAAATTTTTATTCGGTAGAAAAAAAGAAGAGGTAGTAGAATCGGCGCCTCAACCAAAACCCCCACATTGTGGATCTCATAATAGATATAAAAAAAGCTGTTTAGCTTGTAGAGAGGCAATAGCATAATGGCTGGATATACACTTTCAACACTAGAAACTGCTATCAGAAACTATACTGAAGTAGATTCTAATGTATTAACTGGTGCTATTTTAGCTGGGTTTATAGAAAATGCAGAATATAGAATTTTTTATGATGTNCCTAGTGATAATAATAGATACGTTAGTGAAGGAAATTTAGCTGCTGATGATAATACAATTAATGTTCCCGGAAAAGGAACCAAAGGGTTAACAGGTACAGTATTTGTTAGAGGAGTAGAAGTGTTAATTCTACAGCCAATACAGAAGGAGAAGGAACATGGCTCCAGAAAAAAGATCAAACTTATTTAAGTGAATACGTTAATAGATTAACTGGGACAGAAGGGGGAAGCACAGGTCAAGATGTCACTGGTTTTCCTAAGTATTATGCCATGTTTGGAGGAGCCACAGCAGTTTCAGATACGACTTCAGGAGGTCTTTATTTAGCTCCTACNCCAGATGCTAATTATATGCATAGAATATATTATGATATGGTACCTGCAAGTTTAGTGACTAAAACATCTGGAACTTATATTAGTCAATATTTCCCACAAGGGCTCCTATATGCCTGCTTAGCAGAAGCTTTTGGATATTTAAAAGGCCCAATGGATATGTTGACATTATACGAAGGAAAGTATAAACAAGAGGTACAGAAGTTTGCAGGAGTGCAAATTGGTAGACGAAGACGAGACGATTATACTGACGGAACAGTTAGGATACCAGTCAAATCACCGTCACCGTAAATTAGGAGAAAAATATTATGGCTATAACATCGGCANTAACAAATACTTTNAAAGCAGAAATGTTAAAAGGCTTGCATAGTTTTGATACATCTGGAGCAACTCCAGCTGGAAACGTTTTNAAAATTGCATTATANACTAGCAGCGCGACTTTAGGTACTACGACAACTGCTTACAGTGCGACTAATGAAATTTCTGGTTCTGGGTATAGTGCTGGTGGAAATACTCTNACGAACACAGGAGTTGGCACAANTACAACAACTTCTTTCACAGATTTTTCAGATACATCGTGGACATCAGCTTCTTTTACAGCAAGAGGATGTTTAATTTACAATTCATCTTCAGTGACTGGACTGACAGCAAATGCTGCAGTATGTGCTGTTGATTTTGGTGGGGATAAAACAGTTTCTTCTGGAACTTTCACAATACAATTTCCAACTAACGACTCTAGCTCAGCCATCATAAGANTATCATAAGGAGGTAAATCCTTATGGCTAACTCTTGGGGAGAATCGGGAACAACCTGGGGCCAAGGCGACTGGGGACAACAAAATGTAACTACTTTCTCTATTGAGAGTGGTATATTTTCTTCTATTGCAACTACATTAAATTCAGACGGACTATTATCTTATCCTGAACAAGGATGGGGAAGAAGTACATGGGGATCTGATGACTGGGGTGATTTTAGTTTAACTCATGTTCTTACTGGTCTTTCTATTACAACTACCCTTAATGATGAAGTTGCAGCTTTCCCGAACACAGGTTGGGGTAGAGATTTTTATGGTGAAGAACCTTGGGGAGATAGTTATGACCCAGTAGTTACTCTTGATTCTTTGACAGCAATGTCAATGTCTCTGGGAACTTTCCCTTACGCTCAATCAGAAGAAGGTTGGGGTAGAGATGAATGGGGCTATGGTAACTGGGGTGAAAATACTACTACAGTTGTAGTAACTGATTCATTCGAAATTTCTAGTGCTCTGGGTCCAAGTGGATGGGGCCAAGCTCCTTGGGATGAACAAGTTGGATGGGGAGGAGATTTAAGATTTGATACGACTCAATTATCTGTAATCACTTTCGATGGTTTAAATATTACTTCAACTTTAGGCACACCAACTTTAGCTTACGATTTTATTTTTGGTATCACTGGTCCAAGTGCCATAGGTGCTGGTATAGGAACTTTAAGTATTAATAATGGAGCTGATCACACTCAAGGATTAGCGAGTTTAAATATTACATCTACATTAAATTCGAGCGGTGTGGCTCATACCATGACCTACGAAATAAGTGGGCTTTCTATCACAAGTACTTTAGATACAGACCTAGTTGTTGATAATACTGAAATTGTAAATATCTCGGGATTAGCTATTACAAGTACTTTAGATACAGATCTAGTTATTGCCGATATGTCCATAGGATTATCTGCCCTAAGTGCTATAACTTCTAGTGTAGGAGCCATTTCACCGGCTGAGGTTGTAGGCTTGACTGGATTATCATTTAATGTTAATTTAGGATCAACTGGTTTTGCCCCACTTGGCTATAAAGATATTGACATTACCGGCAATACTTCTTATACATACGTAGAGCACAGTGCTTAAATTAGGAGATTAAAATTATGGGATCAAATTACACACCTCTTGGCGTTCAGCTAATGACGACTGGCGAAAAAGCCGGCACATGGGGAACATTAACTAATACGAACTGGGACATCATGGAACAAATATCCGGTGGATATGTTGTTCAAACTTTAAATACAGCTGGCGCTGGTGCTAATACAACAGATTTAGCTGTTTCTGATGGATCAGCAGGTGCTACTATGGCTCATAGAATGATTATTCTAGGAGCAGAAACTCCAGAAACAATTTCAGGGAATAAAATTGTAACTATTCCTGTAGATGTTCAAAATTTTTATTTAATTAAAAATTCAACTTCCGGTGCTTACACGGTTGAATTTAAATATATTACGGGTTCAGGTGATAGTGTTACTTGGGCAAGTGGTGATAAAGGATACAAGATTTTATTTGCAAGCGGTAATGATGGTACTAATCCTGATATTATTGATATGGGAATGGGAACTGTTACCCTTGATGGTACACAAACTTTAACAAACAAAACTTTAACTTCACCAAAAATTGGAACTGCAATTGTAGATACTGGTGGAAACGAATTATTAAAATTAACTGCTACAGGATCAGCAATCAATGAACTGACTCTTGCAAATGCAGCAACTGGAAATGGTCCAATAGTTTCTGCGACATCATCTTCAGACTCTAATGTAGATATTAATATTAATCCATTAGGAACAGGAGTTCTTAAATCAGGAACAGCAGCCGTTAAAATTGCAGGCACTGAAACTATTTTCGTTCCATCTACAGCAATGTATGGAACAGAAACAAATGGTGCTGATTCACAAACCGTTGAAACAACAGCAACCAGACCTGATTTAAAAGTTTTAGATTTTGATGCAGGTACAAAAGAATATGCACAGTTCGCTATTGCAATGCCTAAGTCATGGAATTTATCAACAGTAACGTTCCAAGCTTTTTGGAGTCCAGGTAATACGAATACAGGTAACTGTATTTTTGGTCTTCAAGGTGTTGGCGTACCAGATGATGCTACGGCTGACGTAGCTTTCGGAACAGCTCAAGAAGTTACCGATGCTGGCGGTGGTGCTGTTGAAGATGTTTTAGTTAGTCCAGTTAGTTCTGCAATAACAATTGACGGAACTCCGGCTGATGATGACTATACATTTTTTCAAGTTTACAGAGACGCAGCAGATGGTAGTGATACCTTTACTGGTGATGCGAGATTACTAGGAATTAAATTATTCTATACTACAGACGCTGCAAACGACGCATAAATTTAATAGGAGGAAAGAGATATGTCTTTTGGTTATAAAATGCTCGGATTTGGAAGTGGCGGTGGCGGTGGTGCCCCTTACAATGTCCAATATTTAATTGTCGCTGGAGGCGGCGGAGCTGGTGCCGGCGGCGGCGGAGGCGGTGGCGGAGGAATGCGAGCCATCGGATCTAAAACTTTTCAAGTTACAACTGGTGGATCTTATACAGTTACTGTAGGTTCAGGTGGTAGTGATAGCGGAACAGGTATAAGTCCTATTTATACAGGCCCTGGTTTCCAAGGCGGTAGCTCTGTTTTATACGGAGACTTAGCAACTATTACATCAGCTGGCGGCGGTGCTTCAAGTTTAAACGCAAACTCAGCCCCAATAGCTGGAGGAAATGGCGGAACTGGAGGCGGCGGCGGTATTGCATGGCAAAGCACAAGTGCTTATCCTGGTGGAACTGGAAACACTCCACCTGTATCTCCCCCTCAAGGAGGTAACGGTTCAGCATCAGTATCTCAAGGTATTCCAAACAAAGGCGGCGGCGGATCTGGCGGAGGCGGAGGAGCTTCCGGTGTTCCGGGACCAGCTGCTGGTGGAGGTAGTGGAGCTAACGGCGGAGCTGGAACTGCAGATTCTATTACAGGATCGCCCGTAACTTATGCAGGCGGCGGAGCTGGCGGAGCTATGGGACCTGGCCCTTCAAACGGATCTGGTGGAGCTGGCGGAGGAGCTAATGGTAATTCTAACCCTGCTGGTTCAGTAGGCACTAACGGCTTAGGAGGCGGTGGTGGCGGAAACCGAGGATATGGACCTACTATCGGTGGAAATGGAATTGTAATTATTAGAAGACTAACAGCTTCATCTACAACCACTTCTGGAAACTCAGTAGCAACAGATGGTAGTGACACAATTCATACCTTTACAGCTTCGGGGACGTACATAGGATAATTATGGCAACAGAAAGATTCGCAAGAATTGATGATAACAACGTAGTTCAAGAAGTAATGATAATTGATAGTAATGACTACGATGGAGATGCTGAGCACAATGGTGCTAAAAGATGCGCTGTGCTTACAGGCTTTCCTATAGAAAATTTTAAAAAATGTAATTTTGGACCCGACGAAGCCACTGGAGTTTCTTCTTATAGA